CGTAATTATCCTCCATCAGGAGCATATCGGTGAGCATGTCCTCGGTGGTGAAGAAGACGCAGTTGCCGGAGCCCTTGTAGTCCTTGCGGGACTTAACCGCCGCGCGGATGACCGCCTTGGCGATCTGGTCAGCCGTCGCGCTCTGTGCCACGGTCACGGTCTGGTTGATCGTGAAGGTGCTGCTGTCGCCCCAGATCGGACGGATGCACTCGGGATCGATGCGGTCAGGATTGTCGATCTCGCGGCCGTCGCCGATCAGCATCGCGCGGGCGATTTCCTCGTCGAGCATCTCGCGCATCTCGCTCTTGAGCCACGCGACGGTGTCGAAATCGGTGATATCGAGAATATCATCGCGGTCGAGCGTCTGCTTCTTGTAGACCGTGGTCGGAGGCGTGACGCGCTTCAGCGCCTTCAGCACCTCGGAGTACTTCTGCGCGCCCTTGACGTAGCCCTTGGCACGGGCGTCGTACTCGGTGATGTTCGCGTGCAGGGACTTGACCTTGGCGAACGGCGTGTGGTGGACGTTGGCCATGAAGTACTTCACCCAGGAGGTGTCGCGCTTGATGAGCGTGGGCGCGTTGCCGCCGGCCTTCGCCTCGGGGAACAGATACCCGACGTTGGCGATGCCGTAGTTGACGGTGTTGCCCTCGTCATCCGTGACGGAATGCTGCAGCTCGTCAGCCACAAGACCGTTGTCGGACATGCTCTGACGGAGCGAGCCGTGCTTTTTGGCGTCGTCAAACACCCGCTGAATATCAGAGTGGCTGATCTCCGCCGCCGCGATCTCTTCGTTCTCGAATACGTTGTGCTTCATTTCGTTACCCCCGTTATTTTCTTTTTCTTCAAGGATCATGCCGATGATGGCATAGACCGTGTTCTTCTGCTTCTCGCTGAGCGTGTCGAAAACGTCTTTCAGCGTCTCGTCGCCGTCGTCTTCGTCATCATCCGCGTGACTGACCTCGCCGCCTTTGCCGTCGTTCTTCGCGTTCTCGACGGCCATGCCGACGATCGCGTAGACTGCCTGTTTCTGTTCCTCAGTCAGCGTGTCGAAGATCTCCTGGATCGTCTTCTCACTGCCTGCCGGCTTTTCCTGTTCCGCCATGGTTTCCGCTCCTTTCGTGTCTTTGGTTTCTGTGGAAATATCACCGGCGGGCTGCTCCTCCGCCGCGTGGTAAATCTCCAGCGTCTCGCCGGAGTAGATTTCGGCCTCCTCCGATTCCGAAGCGTCTTCGCCGTGGCTGACCACGGAATTGATGAACGCTCCCGGATTCGCGCCGGACAGCACGAGGGACACCTCGCAGATCTTCCCGTGCGTCACGTTTCCGCCGACCTGGCGGATCTGGTTTGCGTAGATCGACATCGCGGAAATATCCCCGTGCTCCACGAGCATGCGGGCGTGCTGAGCGCGTTCCGAATCGTTGAACGACCCGTACCCGTACACGCCGTCCTCGCGGTTCTCCAGACGGACCTTGCCCAGCACGTTCTCGGGTTCGTTGTGCCGGTGATTCCACACCAGCGGCACGACCGTCCCGTCGCACTGCTTGAACGCATCCCGCAGGATCGTCCGCCCGTCCGAGCACCGCAGATCATTCCGCGTTACCCATCCGCTGAAATCGTATTTGTCACTCTGCATTCCTGACCTCCGTCAGCAATATGATTTTGAAAAATTACAACTGCCTGCCCTTTTCCTTCTCGCTGCTCGGCGTTGCGATCTCTCTGCCTATGGTCCCAGCCGCTTTTCCGGCCAGTGTCCAGCTGCCCTTCGCAATCCCGGCACCGAGGGCAGTCGCAGCGAGACCTCCTATGGCCATCGCTCCTGTTCTGAGGAGACCGCCGCCGCGTGCCGCCACGAGCGTAGTCGCCTTAAGTGTTGCGGCAAGACCGCCGACGGCAGTGACTCCGGCGCCGATATTGCCAGCGATGCCTGCGCCTCTTTCGATCTTTCTCTTGACTTCGTTCGGGTGATCGTTGAGGGCCTGCTGGCGCTGTTTGTCGTTCAGCATTCCCAGCTTATCGAGCTGTTTTGCGCTGTTGAGGCCGTAGCGAGTCAGAGATCCGTCGTCATTGTAATATCTCGCCTTTCCTTCCGGCGTCAGCGAACCATCCGGATTCTGGTATCTGCGGACGCCCCACTTCTGGCCGAGGATACCGTAGTGGTAAAGTTCATCCTTTTTTGTGATAACATATCGCTGATTATCCGACATGATGCTCCTCCATTCTGTACTGTGGGCCGTTTTCCGTCAGATCCTCAATGATCCGGGTGTAGGAAACGTCCTCTACCTTCTTCGGATACTTTTCGAACGCCTTCTTCGAGCAGCTGAGTAGCAGACTGGCGCTGTCCTTGTCGAGATCATACTCGGACATGAGGTACTCACGGATAGAACGGTCAGAATGTCTGCGCTGAAGATTGATGATCGTATCGTCAACAATTCCTCCGACGACCTCATGGAAATCTCCATTGGAAGCGTCGTGTTTGTAGCCGGCCTTCCTGAGCAGATCCGTAGCGTATGTCGTGCCACGTTCCCAGCCGTTATCGCTGTCGTTCTTTTCCTGTCTGATCCGCTCAGCGGTGTCCGGATCGATGGCGGCTTTATTCCCTGCGGACGACGCTCTGGCTGTCACGGGAGCGGTCCCATGCACCGATACGTTCCCGCTGCCTTTGTCATTCTCCCGGCGAATCTCCACGGAGTTCGTGCCGGTCGGTGAATCGAGGTAACGGAAACGGCCTTCCGCTGTCAGCGAGCCATCCTCGTTCTGATACCGCCGGACCCCGTGCTTCTGACCCTTGACACCGTAATGATACAGCTCGTCCTCACTGGCACGGCGGATGATGTACGTTCCGAAATAATCCATGCTTTACTCCTGAAATAATTGTTCTCACGATTCGAACGCGTCCCGGTTCAGTTTGAAAGCGATGTACGCGTCCATCATTGCCGCCACCGGGTCGATCTTCTGATCATACTTCTTTTTCAGCAGCTTCCGGTTGCCGTTCGTGTCCTCGATGGCGATGCAGTTCCCCATCGCGAAGACCATGATCTGCTCATCGAACAGCAGAGCACGTTCTTCCGCGAGGTTCTTCAGCTCGCCGAGCGGCACGGACTCCGTTTTTGCCCCCTGGATCACCTTCTCGATCCCGAAGGGACCGTTGTCCGTCGCCCAGCGCTCGATGAATTCCTTCGCGTTGTACGGGTCGAAGCCGAGGCACCGGACGTCGTACTGCCGTTCGTCGATGTGCCGCTCCAGATCCTCGTAAATATCGGACAGGTTCAGTACCGCGCCGTCCATGACGATCAGGGAACCCTCGTCGATGAATTCGTCGTATTTCTGTTTCATCGCGGGCGCAAGACGGAGCATCGTGGATGACGTGACGTAGTTTCTCGTCTTGATACCGAACCGTTCCTTGGCCAGCGGAAACAGAAACGTGAACGCACAGAAGTCGTTCCCCTGGGAGAGATCGACGCCGAGCGAGCAAGGCAGCTGCCAGTAGTCCCTTACCGGATGCGGCTGGATCTCCTCGTAGGTGAAGTAATACGTATACCCCTCCATCGGGATTCCGAAGCGCTTCGCAAGAATATCATTCCTCGCGGAAGGTACCTTCTCCGCCCTTTCGACGTCGAGCTGGTACGCCTCGTAGCTGACGGTCCGTCCGATGTTCGGATTCGCCTTCAGCCACAGCTCCGGATGCGCGACCTCGTCCACGCTGTCCAGCCGGTACCACCAGATCGACACGTGCGGGTTGCTGTACTCACCGCGCAGGATGTCGGAGAGCTCCATTTTGATGCTGTCGCCCGAACCGTTCCGGACCGTTCCCTCGGACGAGACCGCGATGATCGCGTAGTCGTTGTTCGCCTTGCTGGCGCCCTGCTCGATCGCACCGACCACGTCCTCGCGCACGTCCCCGGACAGCCATTCGTCGATCGTGGCCACGCGGCACTTCAGTCCCTGCAGCTTGTCGATCCGCATCGGGCGGACCTCGATCAGGGAATTCGTCAGAAAGTTCTCGATTCCCTTTTTCGTGCTCGCCAGCTTGACGCGCTTCGCCCGGGAACCGGTCGTATTCTGCAGTGAGCCCTCCGTCAGAAACTGAAAAAGCGGCCCTCTGGACCGCGTGATTGCTGTTCGGATCGGGGACATGATCTCCTCCGCCTGCTTCGCCGTAGGAGCTGTGACGATCTGCTGTGTGGTCGTTTTGTCCGCCGCGTTGAAGTACGCCTGAATGCAGGAGCAGTACAGCGATTTCGCGGCGCCTCTCCCGACGATCAGATACTGCTTGTTGACCAGCCGCTTCTTGATCCGTTTTGTTACGTAGCGTCCGCCGTGCCCCTGCGGGTCCGGTACGTAAACGCTGCGTTCGATGAAGTAGTACCAGCCGAAGAGCTGCTCGCCCCACAGCTTGAAGGAATCGAGCAGGTGAAGGTCTCCTCCGTCCGTCAGTGTCATCTCGTTCTCGCAGAACCGGATCCAGCCCTCCACCGCCTGATCGTCGTAGTAAACGGCCGGATTCCGGATCAGATCGTCAATACGGTTCATCTCCGCCGAGACCTCGTGGCAGACCGGAATCTCACCGCGCAGGACTGCGTCCCGGAACGCGCCGTAGTATTTCGGTACGGCCGTGTTCGACAACGCCACCTTACGTCACCTCCGGTACGTACTCCACGCCTGCCGGCTGTACGGTTTCCGTCGGATAGGAAGAATCTGCCGGCTGTACGGATTCCTGTGCGTACGCCGGATTCTCAGCCATGCCCGGCTGGCTCGCTCCGAGCTGAGCCGCGGACTGATTCAGGTTCTTGTTCCTGAGCTTGTCCGCCTCCGGGTCGTCGGATGGCTTCATACCGATCGACTGACGGATCTCGTTCGAGGTCATGATCTCGTTTCTCGTCATCTTGTCGGCAATCTCCGCGATCTGCGCGACCGGAACGAGCTTGAACGGATCACGGAAATACCGGATGTCCTGATCCGGGTACTGTTTGTACACGAATTTCCGGTACAGTTCATCGGCAATCGCGGAAAGGATCGGCTCCACGGTCCTGTTGTAGTAGTTCAGCATCTCCGATTCGCTCGCCGTACCGTCCAGGATTCCCTTCGTGATTCCGAGCTGGTTGTGGAGCAGATCGGTGAAGTACTCGATCTGCGAGAGAAGATTGTTCTCCAGCGGTTTGTTCAGCTGAATGATCTTCTCCGTCCCGTCCGAATAGGCGACGCCGTACTTCGATTCCGCAAGCTGCTTTTCCAGCTCGCTGCGGCGATTTTCCGCCTGACGCTGACGCATTTCGGACTTCGTCTGGTACGGCAGCTGAATGATGATGTTCAGCTTGTTGGAACCCGTCTGTTCGTCCACAATATCCAGAATCGCCAGCTTCCGCAGCAGACGCTGCATCGTGGAATTCGGTTCGTTCATGACGGAGAACAGAGGATTTTCAACGATCGCCACCTTCCGCTTCGGCAGGAGAATATCCTCCTTCAGACCGGTCTTCTCATTGTAGAGATTGACTGTCACGTGCTGCGGGTACCAGTTCGTGATCCGGCCTGTCCGCATGGACAGAATATCGTCCACGATCCCGATCTCCGTCAGCTCCGTGTTCACGTCCACCGGTACGATGGCGACGCAGCCCTCGTCCAGCATCGAGATGACGATATCCTCGATGAAAGCCCGGCCGGTCTGATCGAGATTCGCTTCTACGTTCAGACAGTGATTCAGTCCGGCTTCCTCCGCGTCGCTCATGTAGCGACCGTTCCCATCAAGTTTCACCTGCCGGATGCTGATCGCCGCACAGTCCGTGGCGATCCGGTTGAATACGGACGAAACGATCGACCGCTCCGAACCTCTCGTCAGCCGCGGGCGGTCCGGACGGTAGTAATACGACGCTCCGATCTCACGGTACTCCTCAGTGGGATCCCGGTTCCGAAAAACGTTCCAGGCCTTCAGCAACCTGGCTCCGAAACTCTCTTCCATTTTGAATTTCCTCCGATCCTGTCAGCTTGCTCCGCGGCCCGGCAGTCACGATCTGCGCTTCTTCAGCTCATTCCGCTTCAGATTTGCCTCGTATTCCTTCGTTTTCGCCTCCGCAGCCCTGGCGCGGGCGGAAGCGATGGCGGCGCGGTCGTTGGCGCGCGTTACCCATTCGTTTTTGGTTTCGTCGTTTCCGTTGTTATTGTCGTTGCCCTTCTTTCCGCCCCAGCTGTTGTTTCCGCCGTTATTGCCTTTTATCCCGCCGGTAATCTTCTGAACTGCGCCGACAGAATCCGCGATGATCTTGATGGGAGCGGCTACGGCCGCGATTGTACCAAGCGTTGAAATCAGCTTTTCAGTGGCAGTCTTTCCCTTTGCAACGGTCTGAGCGGAAAGATCGCGGTATTCTTTCTCAAGCTTCAGGCGGTTGATCGCCTGCCGAAGTTCATCGTCAGTCATCTCACGGGGTGACTTCGGAGCAGATCGGGCGTTTTCCGTCCCGTAATCGTCATCGCGCTCTGCAGCGGTTCGTTCCGCGTAAGCAGCGCGTTTACGCCGCTTACCTTCCTCCGTCAGTGTGCCGTCAGAATTCTGGTAACGCCGGATCCCCCATTTCATGCCGAATATGCCGCTGTGGTTCAGAGCATACCGGGGAGGCCCCGGCGTTCGTTTTCTGTGATTGTCCATACTGTTCTCCTTCCAGGCATTGAACTCACTCTTTTCGCGCCTCGACGCTCTCGCGCATGCGCCATTCGTATTCTGAAAGGCGCTCCTTCAGCGTCGAGAGGACGGACGAGCTCTGCGGTGGATCGAATTCGATTCTCGCTGCGAGGTAAACGTAATTCTTCACGAGATTCAGTTCGGGCGGATTGTCCGGGAGAAAATCGTTCCACGTTTCCTCTGCCCCGGTGATCGAAAAAACCGTCTGCGGACCGACGCCGAGCTGCCAGAGAACGGCAAATGCCGAATTTACGTTCATGATGATCTCATCATCGAAATATTCGCCTTCCACAGCCCCTCCGAGAACCTTCCGCACGGATTCCAGTATACTTCCGCTCATATTCGTCTCCTGTCTGTCCGGATGATACCGCCGGACGCTCGTTTCCACGGACACGTGTCGTCCCGCTCACGCACAACCGGTCCGGACAGCCGTGTTGCGTCCGCGCCATACGTGATGACCCGGTGCGTTGCGTCGGAAACGCATACGAGATACTCCGGATCGAGCAGATACTTCGTCCGCGCCAGGATATCATCCTTCGTGATCGGATTCATATGATGAACGATCACGGTTCCAACAATCGGACGATCCGCGATTCCGAGATCGCAACCCCAGTCCCGCTCAATCACGATCCGACGGATCCGTTTCCATTCCTCCGACGTATAGAACGCCTGATTCAGATACCGGTCGAAACCGAAGGTGTCTTCGCCGACGATTCCGCCGAGTGTCAGATAGGTCAGCCGTTCCCCGAACGTCGGCAACCGGGAAAGCTCCTTGTAATTCCGTTCAGAAATCATACAAAACCGTCCGTTCCGTTACCAAAAAACGGCTTCCTCACCGGAAGTCGTCCTCGTCCTCATCGCCCTCTTCAGTCGGTCCGTAGCTCCGCATCGCGGCGATCGCGTTTGCGTAAAGCTCCTCCATGCGCTGCATCGATTTCAGCGACTGCGTCTTGGCCTCGATCAGGTCCTTCTGCCGCTCCAGAATTTCTTTCTCGAGCTTTTCCTTGGTCGAGCCGAGCCGCAGGTAATGAACGATGATCTGTGCGGACGCCGTGCCGTCGATCATTTTCTTTTCCGCAAGATCGACCGCTCTGGCGATCAGCTGGTTCTCTCTGGATTCCGGATTCTCTGCCGGCCGGATCGAATCAGCCGTTTCTTCCTTGCTTCTTCTCTTCGCCATCCCGGCGCCTCCTTTCTGCTTTGATAAAAAATCAGCCGTTTCGGCAAAACTCTTTGAGAATCCGGCGCGCTCTCATTGCATCGTTCCGTCGAAAGGAGGAAATATTCGAGGAAACAACGGTCTGCAAGACTGAAAGTGTCCGGATTCCCAAAGAATCCTGCCGAAAAATCAGGCGTTTTGGTTTACGATTTGCAGTAATAATCTGTTGCAACAGAAAATGTTATGTGGTATAATAACACCTGCAAATCTTATGCAGGAATGAAAGAACTATGAAAAGATTACAGAGACTCATTTTGATTTCGCTGGCCGGTCTCTTTATGCTTACCGCTTCATCGTGCGGATTGCTGCTCCTTGGGGTTGGCAACGCGCTTAAGAATTATGACTTCAATTCAGAAGAGACGGAGAATTCCGAAGAATCCGATGCCGGCGAACCATCGACTTCCGAACCTGAAACCACTTCTGCGCCTGAAACATCTGTACAGGTCACGAAAGCTCAGGAAACGACCGTTCAGACAACGAAAGCTCCGGAAACGACCGTTCAGTCCACGAAAGCTCCGGAAACAGAACCCGTTCCGAAGATCGCTGTTCCGTCAGGTGCAAGCGATTACTACCATCAGAATTATCGCCTTGTGATCGAGGAGCTTCGTGAAGCCGGTTTTACGGAGTTTACAGTCAATGAGATTCAGGATCTGACTTCTGCCGATCTGGACAAGGATGATAAGATCGAAAAGATCTCAATCGCCGGTAGCAGTTTCTTCTCACGCGGCGCAGTATTTCCCATCGGTTCTGAGGTAAAGATCGAATACCATTCCGTCAACAAATATGCGATCCCGGTCGATTCCTCCGAAGCTCAGTCCATGACTGCCGACGAGCTGCTGGCAGCGTTCGAAGGAGCCGGGTTCTCAGACATTACGGTTGAGGAGATCGTTGATATCGATCCCAAAACTGACTCCGCTTCTTTCAGAAATGACGTTACTGTCAACGGATCTTCTTCTTTCAGAAGGGGCGACGCGGCTTCCTTTGACGCCAAGGTAAAAATCCTGACGCACCTTCCGCTCGTGTATTATAAGGTCGTGCTGGACATCCGTTTTCCCGGCAATCTTCTGTTCAGCAGATACGACGTTGAACTGCTGGTCAACGGCGAAAAAGTTGGTTATCTTCGTCACGGAAAAAGTGAGACGTTCGAGATAGAGCTTCAGGAATGCGAAGCCGTTCTCCTCTTCCGAAGTGCTACTACCAATACCAGAGGCGAGACCACGTTGAAGGTGTATTCGGATCTCGAAGCCCGCTACAAAATTTCCACAAGTTCGACAGCCGTTTCCGTCGAACAGATCTTCGTCGATCGCGATGAGGAACTTCCGCCCGATCAGATCAAGATGAAACTGTTCGCTTCGGAGTATGAATCCAGAAATTATCTTGAGGTCGAGAACGAGCTCCGCAGCATGGGCTTTACAAATGTTGTCTCAACTCCGGTCTACGATCTCTATTCTCCGGATAAGCAGCATGAGCAGGTTTCAAAAATCTCGATCAACGGTGTAACGAACTTCAAACGCGCTGACGTGTTCAGATTCGACGTCCCTGTCGAAATCACCTATCGTATGTACCGCGAAGAAGATCCCGCGGCAACAACGAGAGCGATAACAACACGCGAAGAGACCACGAAGGCGACAACGAAATCTTCCTCAGCAAAAGGTAAGAATTACAGTGCGGATGATGCCAGTTACAAAGATGGGAACACCGGACAGTATTCATATGTAAAAACCGGACGGAATTACGATTCTTACTACATAATCGACTTTGATGAGGGTTACGTTTACCGTTTTACGGAAGGAAACAGCGAAGGATCCGCTATGCGGATTCCGATCACCAAAGGCGACTTGAACAGTGTGCTCATCATCACATATCACGTTGATGATTATACATGGCAGGAAGGTTTATGTTTTAAGTTTCAAAGAAACCCTGATAAAATAGACGTCCAACAAGAAGACGGAACTAAGGACACATACTACGAAACCAGCCTCAATAACGCGTTAAAGTTGCTCGAGACAAAAACGATAGTGGATTATTAACGAAACAACTCCCGAATCACAATAATGAGGTGCCATATGAGAATAAAGAGAATTATACTCATAAACCTGTTGCTCATCTCGGTTATTCTGTCCGGCATTGGTTGCACCGCAGGCACGCCTGTAGTACTTCAATCCGCTTCTGCTGTGAGTGTGCTCGCTAATAACTCAACTTCTTCCGCAACAACCAACAAGCTTACTGTCTATCAGGGCAATATGAATAAAAAACACATGAGCGAACCGACGCTTCAAAAATATAACGGCAAGGTTGTTGAACATACGGATCTGTCTTATGAAGACCTTAATGTAAAGTGCACCAGTGATGCGTATCATTCAACGTCATCAAAGTTCATTCTGGCGAACAACGAAGGTGTTCTACTCACGATGACTACTTCAAGAACCGACATCACAGCTAACGACGTTTTTATCATCCATGACTCCGGACTGAAACTCGATACTCATGTCATCAACAAAACAGATGAGACTTCCACGCTACATGTTTACATCACGAACTCAACTCCCGGAAAATCCGGAAACGCTTCTATTTTTATTTACACGTATAACGATTACCTCTCCGGCACTTCGACCGTTCCCGGTTATCTCGTGACTCTTGACTGGTCTTCGTCCCAAAACAGTAAAATATCGACTACACAGGCAAAAGAACAAGTCGTCTACATCACTATAACAGGTGAGAGATATCACGTCCAGAAAACCTGCGTCAGGAAACCGATCGAATCCACTCTCTCAGAAGCTAAAAGTCATGGACTTACTCCGTGTCAGAAGTGCTCAAAAGGTTGGTAATGTCTTCACCGCCGTTGAAACAAACGGCGGTCTTCTCTTTTCAAGCTCAAACTGTCCTTCAGCCGCTGTCTTCGTATAAACGACCTTCTCAAAAATCATCCACCGGAGCAAACCCAAAG